CAGGCATGAGCAAGAACTCTATTAAGAGCGTTGAGGCTGTGGCTCGTAGAGCAATTAAGGTTTCCGCTGATTACAACATAAGTGTTGGCGGAGATGTAAAAGTCATAACACAAAGGAGTAAGTAATGTGTGCTGAGTGTGGATGCTATGGTGCTGTTGAACCTTACGGCGTAGGCGGTAGGGAAGTAAGCAGTAAACCAACAGAAGCAAGTTTAAACAAGGTCACAGTTCAACCCGGTATGTATCACAAAAACAACATGGAAATGGAGAACGAATAATGCCAATGTATGAGAAAAAAGTAAAGATTACTGGCTCAGCAACATCAAAGCCAGCAGCAAAGAAGCCAAAAATGCCTACTAAGCCATCTGCAAACATGATTAAGATGAACAAGTCAGCAGCAACAGGCAAGCCAAAGGCAAAGTTAAAGCCAAAGTCTAAAATGAGGATGATGTAATAATCATGCCTGCCAAGAAAGACCCACGACTAACAAGAGCAGGAGTATCGGGTTTTAACAAGCCTAAGCGTACTCCAAGTCATCCGACTAAATCTCATGTTGTGGTGGCTAAAGAAGGTTCACAAGTAAAAACAATTCGTTTTGGACAGCAAGGCGTGACTGGTGATAGACAACCAACCGCACGCCAAGCATCCTTCAAGGCTCGTCATGCTAAGAACATTGCCAAAGGCAAGATGTCCGCAGCATACTGGGCGAATAAGGAGAAGGGGTTAAAAAGAAAAAAGCATTTTGGGATACAAAAAATCCTAATAAAAAATCTACACCTTTAACACCAGCACAGAAAGCCAAGGCTAAGGCTATGGCTAAAAGGGCTGGTCGCCCTTATCCAAATTTAGTGGATAACGCAGCAGCAAAAAGAAAGGCTAAGTAATGGCAATAGGAACAGCAGGCAGTACATTAACAGGTGAACTCAATCGCCTTGCAGGTATTACTAGCGTTACATCTTACAAAGCCCCACAGGGTGCAGCCAATACCTATGCTGGTACAACAGGCTTAGGTCTTATTGCTGCCCTTAATTACAAGGCTAGTTCATCCCGACAACCTAATGACTACAAAGGTTTAAACGCAGTTTGTAATGAACTTGCTAGTACAACTGGAAAGTCTGCGGTAGATGCATTGAGGTCTATTGACTTATGAGTACACTTAACCAATTAACTGAGCGTATTGATACGCTATTGCATGGCTACACGGTTAACTCCGAAGCCAGCACATGGCTAACAACTAGCGCAACAACTTCTACAACTTCCCTTACTGTTTTTGATACATCAGTAATTGGTCGTGGCTTCATACAAATCAATGATGAAATGGTGTATGTAAACACCGTTAACCCAGCATCAAACACATTAACTCTTGCCCCTTGGGGTAGAGGACAGCGTGGTACTACCGCTGCTGCTCATGCTGCTAATGATAGAGTTACAGTTTCACCATTATTTCCACGCAATGAAATTAAACGGGCAATCAACGACACTATCAATGCCGTCTATCCTGCTATCTTTGCAACTGGACAAACAGAGTTTAATTATGTTGCTGCTAAAACAACTTATGATTTACCTGATGATGCAGAAAACATTTTAAACATTACACACTCTGTTGTTGGTCCGAGCAATGAGTGGCTTCCAGTTCGTGCATGGCAATTAGACAGACTTGCAAACCCAACAACATTTGGCACAGGCGGTAACTTAGGAAAGAGTATCAGCGTTTACTCTCCTATTGTTCCGGGGCGTAAGGTCAATGTTGTTTATTCAAAGCGCCCAACTTTATTGTCGGCAGCAACTGATGACTTTGCAACTGTTACTGGTCTGCCTTCATACGCTGAGGATGTAATCCTTTATGGCGCTTCCTTTAGGATGATTTCCTTTCTTGACCCATCTCGCCTTGGTCCGCAACACGCAGCAGCAGACTTGCTTGACTCACAACAAACTGCTCGTTCAGGCGAAACCGCAGCACGCTTCCTGTTTGGTGTTTACCAACAGCGTTTAAACGAGTGTGCAGAAAATCAACGCAGACAATTCCCAGTCCGCAGTCACTATCAAAGGTAGGTAAATAAATGGCAGCAGGAGATGCAGGCTCACCAAAACGGTATTATTCAGCAACAGCGGTAGAAACAACGCTTAGTTCTGCTATCCCTTCGGCTTCACAGGGCGATAGTTACACTTCATTTGTTGTCGCTTCTACTAGCGGATTTGCTGCTTCTTTCCCTTACACCCTTCTTGTTAACCCCGATACAAACAAAGAGGAAGTAATCACAGTTACCGCTGGTACTGGCACAACTCTTACTGTTACCCGTGGTCAAGATGGAACACAGGCAGTAGCCCACTCAGCAGGCGCAACAGTTCGCCATGCAGTATCTGCCCGCGAGTTCCGTGAATTACAAACCCACATTGCTAGCCGTGGTTATGATGCTGACTCAGCAATTATGACTAACATTGAAACACATGTTCACGGTCTTGGCTCAGGTGATGGTTCAGTAGTGGGTACTGCAAAGGCTCAAACCCTTACCAATAAAACTCTTTCAGGTACTGTTACTTCCACCGCTGCAACATTTACTGGCGGTACTTTTTCTAGCGGTACAATTACAAGCGCTACAATTACAAGTGCAACAATTACAAGTGCAACCATAACTAACTCTACCTTTACATCAGGTACTGTAACATCATCAACTATTAGTTCAGGTACATTAGGTTCAGACCTTGCTGCTGGCGGTAATAAAGTAACTGGTCTTGGAACCCCATCTGCTAATTCAGATGCTGCCACCAAGTCTTATGTAGATACTCAGGTTGCCAACCTTGTTGACTCAGCACCGGGAACCCTTGATACTCTTAATGAACTTGCTGCTGCTTTAGGTGATGACCCTAACTATGCAACAACAATAACCAATGCTTTGGCTGCAAAATTATCATTAAGTGGTGGCACAATGACTGGTGCTATTGCAATGGGTTCAAATAAGATTACTGGTCTTGGAACACCTACCGCATCAACTGATGCAACTACCAAGGCTTACATTGATGATGTTTTTGGAAGCACTACTTCCGCTGCATCAAGCGCTACCGCTGCTGCTTCTAGCGCAACTGCTGCTGCATCAAGTGCTACAAATGCTGCAACTTCGGCAACTAGCGCTGCAAACTCTGCAACTGCTGCTGCCACTAGCGCAACTAGCGCAGCAACCGAAGCAACTGCTGCTGCAACAAGTGCTACAAGTGCTGCTAATAGCGCAACCGCAGCAGCCACAAGTGCAACATCTGCTGCAACAAGTGCAACAAACTCTGCTAACTCTGCAACCGCTGCTGCTACAAGTGCAACCAGCGCAGCAACAAGTGCTACCAATTCAGCAAACTCTGCTAGCGCTGCTTCTGCTAGTGCAAATACTGCAAATGATTGGGCTACATTAACAAGCGGTCCTGTTGCTGGTGGGGAATACTCAGCCAAGTATCATGCTCAGGCTGCTGCTACTTCTGCAACAAGTGCTGCAACAAGTGCAACTAGCGCTGCAAACAGCGCCACGGCTGCTGCATCAAGTGCAACTGCTGCTGCTGCATCATACGACTCTTTTGATGACCGTTACTTAGGCTCAAAGACATCTGCACCTACATTAGACAATGATGGTGATGCATTAGTTACTGGTGCAATTTACTTTAACTCTGCAACCGGAATTATGTCTGTATGGTCAGGTTCTGCTTGGGTTGGAATTAACTCAGCAAGTGCTTACTCAGCACCAACACTTGGCAGTACGCTTATTTCATCAGGTACTACCGTAACAACTATTGAAGGTTTTACAAAGTTAGTATCAGCAACATACGCATCACTAGATGCAAACTCAAAAGAAATAGACAATACACTCATGGGCATCATGGGTGCATACTAAGGAAGGTAGTAACTAATGGCTACAACAACCAAGGCTCTTGCTCGTACGGCAGCAGCCACTTCTAGCACAACACTCTACACCGTACCAAACACATCAACACTAGCGATTGTTACCAACATTGTGTTGGCTAATGCTGCAACTTCTGCATCAACTGCAACCGTTGCTATTGATGGTGTAACGATTGTACCTGCGGTATCAGTCCCTGCCAATTCACTTATTGGCTTTGACTTGAAGCAAGTTATTCCTGCTAATGCAACCCCTAAGGTAATTACAGGTTTTGCTTCAACAACTGCGGTATCAATTCACATTAGCGGAGTGGAGATTAACTAAT